CTTTGTAGGGCAAGTGCTTTACTTCAAAAGCATACTGTCTTACTCCATAATCCAATAGGAGGGAACTTAATGGGTGCAAAGAGAAAAGTAGCTGCAAAATCAAGGCAGCATACTAACAACAATTACGATAACGTAATTAATATCAAACCAATGGGACATTCAGTCCAAAAGAAGACGCAAGTCACAATACTTCCCCGTAATAGAAACCAGGAACAATACGTGTTAACCTTACTAGACCCTAAGAAGGACATAGTCTTTGGCGTAGGTCCAGCAGGAACAGGCAAAACACTTTTGGCTGTGCAGGTAGCGGTCAAACTATTTAAAGAAGGCGTTGTTGACAAGATTATCGTTACTAGACCGGCTGTGTCTGTTGATGAAGATCTAGGCTTTTTACCAGGTACATTGGAAGAAAAAATGGCACCATGGACTCGACCAATATTCGATGTATTGAGAGAGTATTTTCATGCAAAAGAAATAGAAGGGATGATTCAAGAAGGAATAATTGAAATTGCGCCGCTTGCTTATATGCGCGGTAGAACTTTTAAAGATGCGTTTATTTTAGCAGACGAGATGCAAAACGCAACACCAAGTCAGATGAAAATGTTACTAACACGATTAGGCACAGGAAGCATGATGGCCGTAACAGGCGATCTAAATCAGGCAGACAGGCTTAAGGATAATGGTCTACTAGATTTTACTAGACTATTAGAAGCACGTAACTCAGAACGTTTGGACGTAGTCCAGTTTGAAACAGGAGATATCGAAAGACATCAGGCAGTTAGAGAAGTCCTTAGGGTATATGGAGACGAGTAATTAAAGGCTAGAAATAGGGGGCTTTAATTAGTCCCCTATTTTTATGACCTCAACATCAGACTTTGCTAGAAAGTCCACACCGCTAGTATCTCTATAAGCAGTACGATAGTACACAGTGTTTATTCCGCTTTGATAGATTAGTTTAGCACAGTCTATACAAGGAGCGTGGGTAACAAAGATAGTTGCACCGTTACCGCTTTCACTACTTTTAGCTAACTTTGCCACTGCGTTCGATTCCGCATGAAGAACCTCTGGCTTAGTTTTAAGATCATAATAGCCGGCATCGTCTACAAGACTACCGTCAATCCAATAAACTTTTTCCTCACACACATTATCCCAACCAGCAGGCATACCGTTGTAGCCAATGCTAATAATTCTGTCATCCTTAACAACAATTGCGCCCACTTGCAATCGTACTGCACTGCTCAACTGTGCAAAACGTTCCGCAACGTCCATGTAAGCATCTATAAACTTTTGTTTCATCTTAGTAATTCCAATAAGTATTCATTTTTAGTAAAAACATAATCCCAAGTAAGCCCGTGTATAGGAACGTCACTATCGTAAAATGTGTATCTAATATAATAGTGTGTTAGCCACACACGTTTCTTGCTACCGGTTACTACAGGCATCCAAGCAAACTTACGTTCAAATTTATGTTGATTAGGATCTTTATTACCGTAGTAACCGTGCCCCATCATACAGCCATGGGTGCCTTAATACTATCCATCGGCGTGTAATTGATTAGTTTGTACCTACTTGTGCTAGTAGCAAGTAATTCATCCAATGTATTAAATGCAGGCATAAGCAAATGAGGTTCCTGCATTGGTGTGCGAGCAAGTTGTTGCTTGACCTGTTCCATATGATTTTGATAGATATGACAGTCTCCGCCGCTCCACACAAAGTCGCCTACTTGTAGTTCGCAAATTTGTGCAAGCATATGTGTAAGCAAACTATAGCTGGCAATATTAAACGGCACACCAAGGAACATATCTGCACTACGCTGATACATCTGGCAGTGTAGTTTGCCATTCATTACACGGAACTGACTTAGTGTGTGACAAGGAGGAAGTGCCATGCGATCAATTTCGCTAGCATTCCACGCACTGAGAATTAAACGCCTGCTGTTAGGATTTGTTTTAATGTCTTTAATAAGTCCAGCAATTTGATCTACTCCATTAAAGTTACGCCATTGGTAACCATATACTGGTCCAAGTTCGCCGTCTGCGTATCCTAGTTCTTTACCTTGTGCATTAGCATTGGCAGTCCAAATAGTTGTCTTGTCTGTAAGTTCCTCACGAGGCTTTTCAAAGGTGCGTTCAGCAAGCCTTCGCTCGTCTGTGCTACCTTCTAGGAACCACAGCAACTCACCTACAACACTACGCCAAGCAAGTTTCTTTGTAGTAACAGCAGGAAATCCGTCTTGTAGATTAAAACGCATCTGATAACCAAACACACTGCGTGTACCTACGCCTGTACGATTGCCAACATCTTCACCTTGTTCTAAAATATGTGTAAGTGCATCTAAATATTGTTTCATTCTTCAACTACCTTACAGTCTTCCATAATTTCATTAGTCTGTGATCGAGCAATATCGTGTGCTTCTTCTAAGCTATCGGCATTGTATTCTAATATCTTGCCAAGACGGGCACCCTTTACATTAGTAAAACCTAAACTGTGTAATGCACCAGTAACTGCAATGCCGGCTATATCTAACTGTGCAGGCTTTAGTGTAATGTATGCTCTGTACATCATTCTTCAACTCCAAAATGTCTTAAAATTTGATGTTGATAAAATATCGAAGGATTTGTTCCGTCATTAATAGTTTCTGCACATTCTTTAACAAGTAACTCAGCAAACTTTTCCAACGATCCCGGATTGTTCAGCGACTCTTGCCAAATACGCACACGTTCATCTTCAGTATCGGCATCTGCCCATTTAGTTTGCTGTAGTCCTGCTTGTTTAGCAAGTTCTGTAAAACGTTTATTCATCGCTTAACCCATTTCTCAACATAAATGTCAGTCTGCGGGCTTGCACTATCAAGTACAAACTGCTCTAAAATCTTAGTACCTGGAAGTTTAACATCACAGTCGTATTCACCTTCAATACGGCTAAGCCATATCTCGTCAATAATATCTAAACAGTGTTCGATCAACTGTCCACCACCAATAATCCAGACAGGAAATTCAAAGTTTAAATCTACAATACGACCTTTAAAGCCTTCGCCGAATGTATGTGTTGCACCTTCTACTTCTGTAGTACTTACAACTATGTTTTGTCGCCCTGGCAACGGTCTAACAGGCAAACTACTCCAAGTATTACGCCCCATAACAATTGCTTGTCCGTAGGTCATTTTTTTAAACCATTGTAGGTCTGCACGGTTATGCGGCCACGGCATATCGCCGTTCTTACCAATACCCCATTCTTCATCACATGCTAAAATCGCTCTAATCATTTGTATCTCCTAATACATCATGTCTGCTGCAACAATGAATCTATCTTTGTCACTCATTAACTCGCCAGGCCTGTGCCATTCTCTACTATTATATATAACCCATTGGCCTTCTTTTGGAGGCAACATGACTCTTGCAGGTTGCTCGGGCCCATCTGGAGCAAACTCTGTTCCACACTGTTTTTTATTTACAGGCACTTTTAAATAGTACACTCCGCTTACACTTTGCACATCTTTATTGTGATGATGGTGATGCCATAACATATCCCTAGGCTCAGGATATTTGTTTGAAGTCATAAAACTCCAACTCTGTACACCTTTAATTTGCACTTCTTTTTTTAAAAATGCAAAGCATGCCCATACAAAACTCATTTTAAGTTTAGTCCATTGCTCCCCGGGCAAGCCAAATACTTGCACATCAGTTTGAAACTTAGGACTATTTTTCCAATACTGACCGTTGTCTATTAACGTGCGAACATCGTTACACATTGTAATACGATCTTTGTTTGTAATTAAATTATTAAAATCGTAAAATTGATGTTCTATCATTAATAGCTACCTTTGCCCGGAGCCTCGCTAAGATATTCTAGTTTACCTTCAACGCCGTGCCATGCTTCTGCATCTAACGGTACATCTTCGGGACGCATCTGTGTGATAACAGGCCAAATTGCACTATATTTCCTATTAAGTTCTACCCATGTATCGGCTCCGTCAAATGTATCTGGACGGATAGCATCAGCAGGACATTCTGGCTCACACACTCCGCAGTCGATACATTCGTCTGGATTAATTACTAACATGTTTTCACCTTCGTAAAAACAGTCTACTGGACATACTTCAACGCAGTCCATGTGTTTGCATTTAATGCAACTATCATTTACAATATAAGTCATTAAAACGGCCTCTTATAAGTTTGTTCAAATAATTTTAAATCGAAGCGTTCTGCTTCAAGTAGTTTATCAATGTCTGGCTGTGCCATAACATCATCTATTGTCCAATAAGGTTGAATTTTAGATGAAATATTTTTTTCTGCATCTAACTGCATATTCGTATTGGTATACGCACAAAAATCTTGCATATCAGTTTCTAGTGTATTAATTTTTCCAATCCACCAAAATTTATCTGTGAACTTTGATGCCATCTCATACCAATCAGTTCCTGGCGGTTGAATATGTTCTGAAAACATCCAAACAGGCCACGAGTCTTTTGACATATGTTCTTCGTCTTCACGAACATCTGGACCGGGAATGTACTCATCATGTAACGCCCATCCATCGTCTCTAGTATACTTAACAAATGTTTTTATAATCCATTTGCATTGCATATTTCTCTCAAAAACATTATCTTGATAAAAGTCCCACAATGAGTTGTATTCAGATGCAGTTTTTTGATGCTGTCTAGCATCACTATTTAACCCAGGCGTTGTTGCGGAAAATACTTCATTTTCCTGTAGTAACATACTTGCTTGATGCCTAAAATTAAAACTACTTAATAAACGATTAACTGGATGTCGGATAGTTGTTATCATTTTAGGTGTTTTACGCACTCTAAACCATTTATGACTATTACCGAACATGCTATGTCCTGTAAGGAACTTACACTGCAACTGTTGCTGTTTTGTACGTGCCATTAGTTTAGGAATTTGTTTCTTAAAATAATCACCTGAACTATAATCAGCAACATAATGATAATGTTTCAACCAGTCATCGTTTTCTCTCGATAGATAATTCGGTAACGAGTTAATAAAAAATGTACCTCCTGTCCTAGGAATATGTACATAAACATATAAGTCATCTGTTGTCAATTAAATTCTCGCCAATCTAATTAGAGTTGCTGCCAGATTAATTTCTGGATCAATAACAAGTGCATGATCTACCAGCCCTTGTTTAATAGTTAGCACTGCACTATCTTGTTGTTCTGTATTTCCGAATAACTCAACGTTGTCGTACAACCAACGATAAATTTCACCAATTTCTTCTGGAATTACTTGCGAGCATATAAGTTTACGTGCTTCTGTAATCTTACCTGCTTTAAACAAATCTACCATTTCAATTTTATAGTCTGTACTAGAAGTATCTGACGATGTTTTAGTTAACGAGCCGCTTTGTGCATTCTGCTGTACAGTGTTAATGGTTTTACGCAAGTCTGGATAGTATGCTTTTACATAACTGTCTAGAGTATCTAGATCAAACTGTACATCCTCGGTGATCAAAATCTCTGCAACACGAGCAGTAAACTCTGTCTGATCAATTTTAGCAAAGTGTAGTTGCTGACACCGGCTATGAATAGCTGGCATAATTTTGTTGGGATAGTTACAAGTTAGAATAAAACGTACACTGTGTGAATATTCTTCCATTAAGTTACGCAACGCAGGCTGCACACTATTAATGTTCATAAAATCAGCTTCGTCAATTAGTACAATCTTAAAGTCACCAAACGGCATAGTTTGACAAAACATAATAAGTTTGTCTACCCATTCAATTTTACGTCCTTCTTTAGACCCGTTTGCAACTAATACATCTGTACTCTGCACATCTAATTGATTAATAAGAATCTTAGCAATAGTTGTTTTACCAATACCTGCACTACCGCTTAACAACAAATGCGGAATTGTACCTTCTTTAATCCAACTCTGAATTAATTCTTTTTGCGAAGCGTCCTTGAATACATAACCGTCAAGTGTTTTAGGTCGATATTTTTCTACCCATAAATTGTTCATCATTTGATTAGTTTACTCCATATCTTTAATTTGTTACGCTTAGTATCTATTCTAGCATCTATTTCTGCTTTTGTCAAGAGCTTGCAATCAATCATCAAATCAATCAAGCACTGTACATCGCCAACTTCTTCAAGTAGTAGCACACGTTGTTCTTCTGTGACTTCTTCAAGTGTTTCAAACTTACGAATAATTTTACTACAGCGTTGTGCGAGCTCACCACATTCTTCCATAGTAAGAACCATAAGCTCTTGTAGTTTGTTTAGTGTACCGGGCATTAGTCTTCCTTAGGTGCATCTAAGTTGTTGGTAGATTTTTTACGCCTGCCGTAAAATCCCCCAGTAAATCCAATATCTTCAGATCTTGCGTATTTTTCACCAACAGTAACATTACCACCTTTTGCAAGATACTCGTCGATTAACTTTTGCGATGCGGCGTCTACTTTCCGGCCTACTGGATTCATAGTCATTTTTTTAGTCCTAACTCTTTGTATGCAATTTGAATTGCCTTTGATTGAAAGTAAGCATCTGCTAATGCATTGTGCAAATCACTTTGCATTGCTTTGCGTGGATCAGTCTGACAACAGCCAAACAGTGTTCTAGAATCCCGTATAATCCAGAAGTTCCACGGAATCGGCTTTCCGCTGCGGCGGAACATGTCTTCCAGTATGGTATAGTCAAAACCGTAACCTTGTCCCCATAATGTATCAACACCAACGACCCACTTGCTAATTTGACGTAGAGCCTCATCTACACTAACTGCACCAGTCTGATCAAATGCTTCTTCCATGATCTTAGGATCTTGTTTGCCCCACCACTCAATAGTGCTGTCGCTTGCTGTGCGACCTAGAGCATCTTGCTCGTCGATACTAATTTTAAGATAAAGTTCTGAGTGAGGTTCGCTTGCGTCTAGCGGATTAAATTTAACTGCACCTAGTGATAGTACAGTTGCACTTGGACTAGTATCAATAGTCTCTAAGTCGATTGTGCCGTGTGTAGCCATATTAAATTTTCCTATTCTCTTGACCTATGCCTGCTAGGATTAAGAATATGTACAGTATAGGCCACGCCCATCCTGTAAGAGGTCCAGTAATGTGTAGTGTCATAAGCACAATACCGGTTAACCCAGTAGTACCTAAGCCTGTTAATTGTGTTGGTAACTTCATAAGAAAACTCCTTAATTATTATATACATTGTAGCATATAGTAACTAAGGAGTCAAGTAATATTTAAAGAATATCTTTTATTTCTAAATACAAGTCATTTGCAAATTGATTATGTGCTAATTGTCCTGGGTGCGTTCTGTCTAAGGCCTTTGGGTGTAAGTTTCTTATAATTGATATGTTTGTTTTTAATAAGTTAACAGACATCCACTTAGGAATAGGTAAGGTATTAGGTCCTTCGTCATATAGCACCGTAGTATGAAAGTTTTTAATATTTAATGAATCTAAATACCGGCTGCTATGGTCTGCTCTATTAAAAAAATCTAACCTGCTATCTAACTGTGAATACAATAGTTTAAAATAAGTTTTGTTAGGTTTATTTTTAATCCAAGGTCCGATAGTTAAATCCGTGTCAGGAGATTCTCGAAAGTAACAATGTCGATCAAAATGCGACCAATTTATAAAAACTAAGTCGTCAGTTTGATATTCAAAATCAAAAATTCTTCTCCAAATAAATTTATTACTAGCACCTGGCTTGCCTTGGTTAATTACTTCTTTGACGTTGAGTAATTTACCAAGAGCGTTTGGCCACGCTGTCTTGCTTGCTATAGGACCCGGAGCATGTGTTGGGAAAACTATACAATCTTCTAATCCGTGTCCATAGGTATTACTACAACCAAATGCAATAAGTCTAGACAATTTATTTTACAAACTGAGCAAGTTGTGGAGCAGTCCATCCTTCGGGTTTGAGGACTTTTCCGTCAGCACGTTTGCGAACTTTGCCAGTGTCTGCATCAATCTTTAGGAAGTTAGTTTTCATAACTTCGTTCCATGCTGCTTCACCATCCCAGCCTGCTGCTCTAATAGCACCAATTGTAACAACAAGGATGTCTACAAGTGCATCAAGTTGTTCTACACGATCACCTGCAATAATAGCATCTTCTAGTTCGCCTGTTTCTTCTGTAATTAAATCAAGATACATAACATAATTGTCAATGCTAGGAGTTTGATCACATGCTGTTTGAAATAGGTCAACGTCTTTAAATGGATTTGTCATAATGCCTCTTAGTTTGCGCCAAAATCTTCTGCTCGAATAGATGTAGGTTTATCGTCGTATTCATATCCAATTACTACACTGTCTGCAGGTTTTTCAATTGAGTATCCTAAGATACATTCTGCATCTACCATACGTAACTCGATTGGCTCTCCGGATAGTTCGACAGCTATTCCTCTAGTCCAACGACCATGTTCGATTAAGATCCAATGACCTACTTCGTAGTCGTCTTTGTTATCTGGACCTTTGGCATGTACCTTAGCCCACCTAGGATAGATGCCTCTAGTAGTACCGTTGTCGTTTTTAATAATAAGACCACTTGCGGTCTTTTGTTCACCAAAATGCATATCCGTTACAAGTACACGGTTACCTACTGCTCTAACCTTTGATGCCTTGACAGAATTAATATTTACAGTCATTATTCACCTTTTGGGATAAAGTTGCCGTCGGCGTCTTCGATCCATTCCGAATCTTCAAACTCAGCAAGTTCGGCTGCGGTAGGTTCATTAACTGGTGCATCTTCTAGCTTCTTTTGAGCGCGAGAACGGACTGCCGTTGTTTTAGCTTCAGGTGTTACCATTTCTGCTTCTTTAGCTTTAGGCGCTCTCACTTCATCAGGAACAGAACTCGGAGTACTTGCATAGTATTCTTTAATAATTTCTTCTCTTGTACGGACAATTACTCCACCTGGACCAATTTCGTCACCACGTGCATTTACACGAGAATTTCCAACTGCTGGTGTTAGTTCGTTACGCTGACGCAACATATCCATATCAACTACCTTACCTTTAGCAGTTCTATGTTGTATTCTACTTTTATTTTTTAAAGCCATTTTAGCCTCCTATAATTATACTAGTACTTATCTCAGGAACTCTCTCCAATCCAGGTCATATTGGATTGAATCAATTCTATGTACACCTATTAAGTATAGCACATAACTTGCTACACTACTACCTCTGCCTACGCCCCAAACAATATTGTTCTCTCGCATAAAATCTACAAGATAGATCATATACTGTAATAACGGAAACATACCACGTGCTTCATATTCTCTAAGTTCTTCCCATATACGATCTTGCACAGGTTGCTCGCAAGGTATATGTGCTTTGCCTAATACATACTCGTATACATTTATATTCTTATATTCATCAGGCATAAACCATTCTGACTGTAACGCACCGTCAAAGGTCTTTTGATCTACATCTAGGGGAATGTACTTTGTAAGTTCAGGTAGGTATTGTTCACGCATTGCTGCGTTAAACTTTTCAATGTCGTCACTTGGATCGCACAATACTACGTGACACTTGTCAACATGACCACTATAGATCATACCAACAAGGTCTTTATTTGTAAATCGCGGAATACCTAAGGCATCAGTTTTCATAAGCATACACTTAGTTTAACTTACTTTGATTAAATTGTCAAGATCTTTATTGCCGTTATTTTGATTTTTTAATGCTTGCTGCGCTATTCTAGTATGTAGCTCAACTTTGTATATGTCTAAGAATGTAGCTATTTGATCCTGCACTTGGGCATTCATAGACATATGATATTTTCTAGAAAGCTCTATAACTTTATTTTCTAGTTCATTTATCGAACAGTCAGCAAGATCTTTTTGGAATGGGCTAAACATTATGCTGTAAATACGCCTATAACTTTGCCGTATACATTTGTGTTATCAAACGAAATAAATTCTACCATAACATGTTCTGCAATATTATCTAGCGTAAAATTAGACCATAGTGCATTGCCGTCATTTAGTAGAGTTTTGCCTGCGCCTATATCCCATGTTAATACAGGATCTGTACTAGCAGTTGTATCTTTTCTTACAACAACAGTTACCTTAGAAGCCTTTGTATTGCTACTTGTGCCTGCTAAATTTCTAATCTGTACAGTAGTATTAATTACGAATGTAAGATTATAGTGTGCTGCCTCTTCAAAGTCTAAAGTCTTAGTTGAAGTAGTATTAGGAACAGTGCCTACTTGTGCTTCGTGTGATATTTGTACTAAATTTGCATTAAGTATATTATTACCTTGGAAGTTATTAGCAATATTTGTTTTTGCTGTATCGTCTTGTAGTGTAGCAATATATCCTGCTGCACCAGTTAGACTGGTTTGTATTGCAGTAAAATTTTGTCTAAAACCTTGACTGTCATTGTCTTGCCCCGCAACTGGAAATGCAACATCGATGCTTCCTGGGGTTATGTTAGTTGTATCGCTCACGTTAAAACTCCTTACGAATTATTTATCTTACACATTTGATCTGTTAGTAGTGAAAAGAACGTACTGTTCACTAGTGTTGTCTAAAGTATTATCTATTAGATATCTATCTATATCTAGTTGTATATCTTTAAAGTTAAAATTGCTATTACGGATAGCTGCTTTTATATTTTCTGCTTCTCCAACCTTGCAGTAACATAGCACTATACAAGGTGTGTATCCTTTGTATGCTATAGTACCGGGTTGAGAAGTTCTCATCCAGACTGGTAAAAAGTTGTTGTCAGTATCGCCTATAGTTCTTAAGCGTTTACGCATATTTGTAATATTACTAATGTATTTTTCTTGTTTAGTTACATCACTAACTTTTAACATATTGCTATCTGTTTTAATTGTGTTACCGTCAGGTCTAAATCTAAACGGAGCACTGTCAGTATTAATAACAGGTACATCTACATTGCCGCTGCGTCCTTCGACTGTTAATATATTATTAACTACTTCGTCTACAACTCTGCTGTTTCCTCTTATGTCAACTTCGACACCTATATTAGTAAGATCCACTTGTCTAATGCCGCCAGATCTTACATTTATATTAATTACAGGATCACCTTCTCCCTGTGTACTAGTGTCGTCAACAGATGCATATTCTACTTGGTCGGCAGTAATTGCCTTGACTATAGATGTGCTAAAGCTCTCTCTTGTTTCGTAATTAATATTATCGTCTGGGTCAACTACGTTAACATATACTACTTCGTATAGTTCATTGTTAGTGCCTGGTATTTTTCCTATAGCACTATCTACTTCTCCAAAGAAATATTTTTTTCTTTTATGGTTTTGGCCTGCTGCTGCTACATATTGCTCTAATTTTTTAGTTTCGATGCCTGCATATAACAACACCTTAAGATCACGCTGCACTCCAAAGTTTGAATCTCCAGGACGGTAAATCTTTTTAACATCAAATACATCGCCGTTATTAATAAATGTACTAAACAGTGTTCTTTCTGTAGTTTTAAGCATCGGCTTAAGATACAAGTTGCTATATATTTTATCATTAGGATCAAATACTGTAAGTGTGAATGTTTTTGTTACAGTACTATACCCTAGTTTATCTCTTGCTTCTACAGTAAATATATATTTTTTATCAAATGTAGTTTCGCCTACATCAAACTTTGTATTATTGCCGTCAAAGGTAATTAATCCAAGAGTAGTAGCATTTGCAAATTGATTAACTCTGCCTATAATTTCGCCTCTTGGATCTAAAGATAGCCCCGGAGGAAGAATGCCATCGATAACTCTAAAATAAACATTATTTCCTGGCAATGTGGTATTTGCTTCTACTTTTAAATAACTGACTGTATTTGCGTCTATAGTTCCTAAGTTGTTATTACTTACCCAAGAAATTACACTTTCAATTTCTCCTAGCAAGCGAATAGTAAATGTCTTGTCTTTGTATGCTTCTTCGTCTGTACCTTGTCTTACAGCACGTAATGTAAACTTATATTCTTTTGTTACTGCTGGTTGAAAAGGAACACGACCTGCTACTTCGCCATCTACACTATCAAGTGTTAATCCAGGTGGTAACAAACTATTTGATTGGTCCGGATTTTTATCTAATAAGATATAGCCAATATTTCCTGCAACATACAACGGATCTAGTGTTTCAAAAAACAATGTGATATAGTTGTTTGCTCTACGATACCCTAAGTCTGCAGGAGTTAACCAAATTGGAGTTCTTACATATGTATTATCTGCTGTAAATATCCCTGAACCAACCTGCATAATTGTATTGTCTGCACGTAAATAATCGTCACCGACTAGATATATTTTAAATTTTCTTTTTACAACAGCATCACCGTCGCTAACACTTACTATAAATTCATAGTATCGATTTAGTTTTCTAGGAACTCTAGTAGGAATACTAAAATCATAAAATTCTACATCGTAATAAAAACTTGAGTAACCGTTATGGCTTTTTATGCTAAAATCAAAAGGATAGCCGCCATATGGTTGTACATCGTAGCCACCTGTTCCTGCATCCTTGTCTAGTGCTAATAATGGCTCAACTACTCCTACCAACTGCCCTTCTGGAAGCAGTCTAATACCTGGAGGTAATACACCATCTCCGCTTGCAATCCAATATGATAATTTTTCACCTGTAACAATATCAGGGTCAATGACACTAAGGTGAAAATCTACAGGCTGACTATCTAAAATAAAATATTGATTCTCTACTCCGATAGGAAGCAATCCTTCAGCGGTTACCCAAACTGGATCATCAGCGCCTTCAATTGTTAGTGTATAAGAACTATCTTCAAATTGTTGCCCAGCAGTGGCTCTTAAACAAAATGTAAAATCAGTTGCTCTTGGTACTTCGTATGCTGTGCCTACAATCTTTGCATTTTCTACACGCAGTCCAGGCGGAAGTTGTCCACTTACCTTTACAATAGAATCTACAGCTGATACTGGCAGAGACAGATCAAGCGTAGTGCTTTCTTGAAATGTTCCTAGTGTTGTACCTGTCGGTTGTGTCCAATACATTTAAAATCCTATTATGCTATTATTGCACCAAAGTCAACACTATTGGAAGACGGTGATATAACTGTTCCTTGATCAATATCTTGACTTAACAACCAATCAATAAATCTTGTTGCTTCACCAGTAGTAGCGCCAAAGTCAAAGTTTAATGGCTCTGTTAAAACTGCAAGATCTCGTACATCTACTCCATATACTAACCCATCCAACGGACCGTTAAATTTTGATGCAGTTACATCCCCGCCATTAATAATGTTCTGAAAATTAGCATCTAATTGATTTGCCAGTACCGGAGCAGGGTCTGCTTTTAGTCTAGGATTAATTCTAAAATGTATTTCTCCATCTTCATAAGAAATGTGTACTTGTTCAGTATTTGCAGCAATACCCGACGGATACACAACACCTTTTAAATGTATAATTTGGCTACTTATACTATTATCTATTAGATATGTTCCTTCGTTTGTAACAAATCTCCATTCGCCACCTACTGCATTAAGTTTTATATCATTGCCAACGTCTTCAATTATAATCCTATTGTCTGGATGCGGTGTTAAACTTTTAAACTGTAAATCGTAACCTACTCGTTCTTTAAATACGCCTGCGCTATTTCCTAAAAAGTTTGTAAGATTGCTTGCAGTTGTTTGTTCGTCGTCTCGTAAATCTAAATCTTCAAAATTTTGATTCACTTTAACAAATGCTTCACGGAGATCGTCGCCAGTACCGTCGTTTGCAAAATTACCTATGTTAATTAAATTTACTGCCATTTTATTCTCCGTTTATAATCCTAATATGTATGCTTTAAATGCAGCATAGTCACCTGCGCCATCTTGCAATGCTGTCTGTAATGCTGCTACACTAATGTATCCCGGAATACTTGCACCACTTGAATTAACAGATAGTTTAGTTACGCTACCTATTTGTAAATTAATAGCATTACCTGCATCTAGATTAATATCTGTAGCACTTTCTAATGTAGGAGTTCCTGCACCAGAACTAACAAAATCAGTTGCCGTAACAGTACCAGTTATGTTAATATTACCAGTACCAGTAATATCTTGGCTGTTCATATCAAGCTCTCCGCCTAATTGCGGAGTCTGATCACTCACAATATCAACAAGTCCCCCTGGCTCTAAACCGTTAACTGTTGCGTTTGTAAAATCTACTGTAGTACCTGTAGTAAACTCTACTGCACCATAAATATCAACTTGTCCACCAACCTTACCAATTGTAACAAGGTCGCTTGTTGTAGCAAGTGTGACCCTAGCAGCTAATCTGTCAATTGCGTCAGTGATATCTCCAGGAAGCGCACCTGTCCAGTCTCCTGCATTACTTGGCGTAAAGACTTGTGTATATAATGCTAGTCTATCTAATGCGCTAACAACATCTGTAGGAGCAATGCCGTCCCATTCTACTCCGACGTTAGCAGGGTAAGGTAACGTACCATTAATACCGTCCACAAGTAGTGTACTGTCATCTGCAAATACACTTCCTACTAGATCGCCAGTAGGGTTAACATCAATCCCGCCTACTATCTCTGCAAGTGTAATAAACCCTGTATCGTTAACAAAATCACTTATATTTGTTGGTGTGCTTAATAGATCTCCGTAATTTCCGCTAAACGCATCTGTAATTCCGTAACCTGCAAGTGTAGTAGGAGTGTTGGTAATATCGGGCCAGTCGTAACTAACTGACAATCCAATATCATTTGTAAGATCGCTTAGTGCAGTTGGTAAGTAACTATTAAAATTTTGCCCGTTTATTGTTAAATTTGCTGTTGCTATGCCAGTGGCATTTAAAATGCTGTTACCTGTTAGGTCTAAGCCATCGCCGTTAGCAATTTCTTGTATTTGTGTACCATTTAGTATTAAAGGAAATCTGTTCGCCATTATTATCCTGCCCTGTTTATGTATTTATTTTCTAAGGTTAACTGCTGCATTGCGCACAATCATTCCATTTTTAGATCTGCCGTCCTGTGCTACCCCAAATTTATTATACATCATTCTATTTGGTCCGCCTTGCAATGCATTAGTTACATCATAAGGTGCACTTGGATTATCGTAAAGTACACCTTTTGAATCTACTTCTAATGTTGCTTTTAACTGTGCCGGCGTCCAGTTTTTATTCAGCTGTAAATATAATGCACCTAGGCCAGTTACTTGTGGACATGACATTGAAGTTCCGCTGATATTAGTTTGTTTATAACTGCTGTTAGCGTAATAAGTAGATCCACCAATTTGATTTACTTGACTAGATGAACTCATAATATTCGATCCAGGTGCATAAATGTTTACACCAGGGCCATGGGAGCTAAATGCACTTTTACGATCTAGACCGCCTTGATCGGTACTGTCCACTGATCCTATACAAAATGCTTCGTCGTCAAACGGACTACTACCCCTATGATAATAGACACTCTGAGCATCGTAATTAATGCCGCCTGAAGTAATTCGACCATATACGTAATTATTGTAATCAACTCCACCTACAACATCAATTTTATTATAATCATTACCTGCTGCAATACATACATGTATACCTGCATCTATAAGTTCTTGTATACCTGTATCAACTGAGTTTACTCTAGCAGGTACATAAACATATCCGCCACCGTAGTTACCGCCTGAACCGCGCCACGGACCTACACCATAAATTTGATAAAAATATGACTCGTCTGTAAATCCGTAGCCGGCTCCCCTATAGCTAACACTGGTGACTCCGGTAAACAGATAGGAAGATCCCCAGCTCATATTAACAATAGTAGGACGGCCGTTTGTTTTAGCATTGTGCCATCCTATTAATGTATCAACACAGTCTGCAAAACTCATTCCATTATTAGGATCAAATGTGCCTTCGAGACCTGCTAATTTTTGTGCATAAATTGCAGCGTTTTTTGCCCAGCCATAGGTCTTGCCTGCACTAGTACCTCCGACATGAGTACCGTGACCGTGATAGTCTGTGTAAAACCCCGCAGGCAGTGCTCCGCTTACACCGCTTGCTGCATACCAGTCTAGGGGAACAAATCTAGTATTTCCATCAGCGTCTTCCCATTCAGGATGATCTGCTTGTATTCCGGTGTCTTGTATAACAATATCAACACCTGTTCCGTCTAGTATATAATTATAACCGCCGGACACTGTGCTGCCTGTTCCATAAACATTAGTTGCTTCGTTGCATCTACGCAACCCCCAATTTATGTAAGTTCCCGTATCACTAGTAGTCTGTGTAAAGTCGCCTGTTTGTACTGCTCTATGCCCAATGCTAATCATACTGTCTTGTTCAAGCGGTTGGTCTACACCAGATATTCTAGAATCTTCTCTAAGCGCTGTTGCTTCTTCGTCTGTTAACATAAAGTGCGTTTGACGCTTTGACGCAGGTCTAGCATTTGCAATGTCTACACTTCTGTTCGGTATTGGCCCTTCACCTGTTGAAGCAGTAAGTTCTGCTTCAACCTGTGCTAGATCCTCGCCCCTGTTTATTGATACAATGTATTCTTTTTCCATTATACTCTTCCTACAACAACTTCAACGATACCTTTAGTGTCATCGTTTTTTGAACCTACTGCTTTGCCTATTACTTGCCCCATTCCTGGAGTGTTGTTAACAGTTGCATAGCCAGGTATAGCGCTAGTAACTAGCATGTCACCTTTGCGTACCCTGCCTACTACGTTAACTGGCACACGACCTTGTAACGCAATTGGAACTACAAACTCGCCCTGTGCTTCCGAGTTCATTAAGTGTGCTGGATTAGTTGATACTACACCTGCAACACGCGGATCTCCTTTAGTGTCTGTCATTGTAACTTCAAGCTCACCACCAAACACTAGCACAGTGCCTGGAACATAACCTGCATCGGCAACATAATTTTCTGCTAAGTCGGCGTATTTTGCACTAGTAGCAACACCGTCAAATGTAGTTGCATATACTGTATTAAATTTAGTACCAGATGAACCAATGTTTATAGTTCCGGTTGCTGCACTAGTAGTAATATGCGATCCTACTTGGATACCACCGCTAGTATTTGTTTTAATAATTTTACTTGCTTCGCCCGTAGTAGTTACTCCTACATTGTCTAATAATGCAGAATTATCAGCAGTTCCTTTAAATGAAGTTGCATATACTGTATTAAATTTAGTAGTGGCCGAACCAATGTTTATAGTTCCGGTTGCTGCACTAGTAGTAATATGCGATCCTACTTGGATACCACCGCTAGTATTTGTTTTAATAATTTTACTTGCTTCGCCTGTAGTAGTTACTCCTACACCGTCTAATAATGCAGAATTATCAGCAGTTCCTTTAAATGAAGTTGCATATACTGTATTAAATTTAGTAGTGGCCGAACCAATGTCTAGCGAATTAACACTAGCTAGAATATTACCTTTTGCAGTAATAGCAGTGCCGTCTAAACTAATTAATTCATTTCCGCCTTTACTAAACAGTCTGTGTGCTGTACCACTAAAGTCAAGTGCAGTAACGCCGTCTAGTATTAGTTTAGTCCCTTCAAAGCCGTCTGTGCCTGCAACAATTTTGCCACCAGCAGTAGTCTTAACAATTTTACTTGCTTCGCCTGTAGTAGTTACATCAAGTCCGCCATCTACTATATCTGAAAAGGTTACTTGTTCTACCGGACCATTAGTTCCAGTAAGTCTACCTAATACTGTGCCTGTAGTAACATTTGCAAGTTTAGTATGAGCAACTCCTGCATCCTTAATACTAGCCCAGCCAGTTGTTACGTTAAACTGCGTACTATCAAAACTAGTTAGTCCACTTGCTGCTTGTATAACTGCTACTGTTCCTGTTGGTGCTGTACTATTTGCAACAGCAATATTCATATCTAATTTAGATTGTTCAATAGCTGCATCTGCTGCAATGTTATCATTAGTAATTACAGCATCTCTAATACTTAATGTTGCTGTACTTTTTACCCCAGGACCGTTTCTAGATATTGCAATTGAAATGTCACCGTCAACTAACGCTAGGTTAGCAAATTCATCAACCGGAACACCGCCCGGGCTAAGAATTTGTGCATTAACACCTCCACTGTAACTTACTGTATCTGTAGGTGGAAATTGTGTTACGCTAGTTAACTCGTAAGTTAACACGGTTACAGCATCACCTCTAATAAGTGTGTCTAGTGCATCAACTAGCGTACCAGTTGACCCGCTACTAGTAGTAAGCGCAGCACCTATATTATTTTCCCAATCTCCGTTTATAGTATTGTCAACAATAACTCTAAACAATCCAGTAGCCATTAATATATCGCCAGCCGATGGTTCAAATATATCAATATCACGTAGCTCTGTAAGTTGATTATACGCTTCTAGGTTAGCATCAACGTATGCTTTGTTAACAGCAACAGTGTTGTCATTGTAATCTGGAGTAATATCTGGAACATTAATAATATGATTATCAAACATATTAATAGGACCTGACATTTGTCCGCCGTTGAGTTTTAAGAATCCACCAAATGGACTTAGTGGATTAGGAACTGCTGCGCCTGCTACTGTAAAACCTAAACGTCTATTAACATAACCTACAACTGCACTCTGTGTTGGCGCAACATCTGTAGCATTGTCAACCATTGATGTATCTGTTAAGAATGCTGTAATAGCAACACCACGCTTAAAGCCAATACCGTCTAGGTTACTAAGAGCAATACTTGCACTAAATGTAACCCGTCCAGTACCTTGATCAACTGTAAAGAATCTACCTACACGGAAGAAACCATCTTGGTCTGTACTCACATAGAACACACGACCTTCAGTGCGTTCTTGCACTTCTCTATCTTGTGTACCTTGTATAACTGGCTCGCCTAGTACAACGTTCGGATAGTTACTGTCGTTGTAACTACCTGTACCGATGTCTAAGAAGTCATGTCCTGTAGCACGACAAGTTGAAATCTTAAATGTAATTGTACCTGTTGTAACATCAGCTGCTGTGGTAACTACTTTACCTTGTAAGCCTGCACGTAGTGTAATATCATATGTCGAAAACTGTAAACTAGTACCTAAGCCAGTTGCTCCTGTTTGTGCAGTTGCTTGGTCGGCATATCTTTGTATTTTAACAGTTGCATAGTCGCCACGGTCAACATATTCATAAACTTCGTATACTTGTCCTGCCCATCCAAGTATATGTGCAGGTTGCAGACTTTGGCCTGCAACCAACACTGTACGTAATGAAATATCTGTTAGCAAGTTATTGTTAAGTCTACCAATATCGTCCGGAGATGTTATAAGTTCGATCGCAATTAGCGTGTCGCCTGCTGTTGCACCTTGTGTGCCTGCATTGCCGTCTGCATTTGCAGTTGCAACTTCAGTTTGTTTTACAGCAAGTCTTAAATAATCGTACGTTTGATCAATAGTAACAACAGTTTCATCTGACTCTAGTAATGCAACACCTGAGCCGTCAAAGGCACCAAATTCGATTGATCTGTAAACAATACCTGCATACTCATTAAATGCCACCGCAGTCGAAGGTCGAATTGGTTGTACTTCTCTAACTCCGTCAAATCGGAAGTTTTGGTTACATCTTAGTGTAATTGGAGTACCGTTGGCTACAATTGCTTTTAGTCCTGTATCACTTTTGCCGTCTTGGCCGCTTGTACTAAAGTTAATTTTCCAAACTGTAGTATCACGTCCTGCTAGTGAGCCAGCTATTAACGGATCACCCGTAGTAATATTTTCTACAGTTGCAACTTCGTAACGGGTTACTCCTATAGATCCACCGTGATCAATTTCAAGTTCGCCTCTAGCATGTGGAGTATAACTTGTGCCCGTAATGTAAATGTATAATTGATCTTTAGGGTTATCCTGTACTCCTCCATTACCATACGCACCTGCTGCTTGTACAAAATTATCAACAAGTGCAACTGCATCTGGAATTTCATTTGGATCAGCGCCCGCGGCAACTAAGCCATATTCGCCATATGCATTAGAACCATTAAGTGATCTAATCTGTCCACCGTTGTTTGCATAATATGCTGTATGACAATAGTAAGTAAATTGCGAAACTAGCTCTGATAATGCGCCGTTAGTTGCAACTGTACCATAACCGTCGTCATTAATTTGAGTAAAGTCGTTGGCAAGCATACTACGGTTGCCAGCAGTTTGTACATATATCGGAAATCCGCCTGTACGCTGTGTTGGATCATTTGGATCTGGATCAGTAAATGCAGGAATAACTTCAGTAAACCCGGTTCCTTCTCCTGAAGTTGGATCGAGAATTAATATTGCACTACCGGTTGCCTGATCATACTCAGTAACAGCATTTACTGTATAACGTATGCCGTCAATGTAGAAAGGTGCAGGAGTTTGTGGTTTTCTTCTAAACAGTCCGCCTAGGCCGATAGTTTTAACATACAATCTAAACGGAGTTGTACCAGCATTTGTGTATATTGACATAGGTACATTTCCTACCCATGCGTCAACAAACATACCGCCAGCAAATCTTTGCGCATTTGTACTTTGTGAAAAACTTGAAGCAGTTTGAATGTATGGAGATTTAGTTAATACTTGACCTTCAGGATCAAGCGTACACATAAATCCGCCATGTCCTTGCACGCTCATATTTCTAACGATACCAGCATCGTTTAACAAGAAAACATCCATTTCTGAGTTTTCTTTAGGAGGATTAAAACCATCATTAAATGCATACGCCACCAAATCTACTAACGCATCTAACGATGTCAGGGCATTTGCTTCAGCAGTAAGTTTAGGATCAAATACTTGTGGAGTAACACCTAGTGCTACATATGGACTTCCGCTAGCATTGGCTAATATATTCACAGCAAGTGTACTAATGTGCTGTATTGCTGATGCAGTTTCTGTTTCTTGTCCACTAACGGCACCTGCATAATATGCTCCTTGATTAGCCAATGACCGTTGTCTGCCACCGTTAATCATGTCGTATACAATACCTTCTACAATAAATCCTGTATCTCTACGACATTTTGTTTCGTTGTAAGACAATGAAGGATATGTTGTTTGGATAAACTGTATAACTTCTTCAACAATGAATTCTTTATTTTTAAGAACTAGTAATGCTGCTTGGTTATACTTGCCTAAATTAGTTTTTGCAAAATTACTTACATTAACTTCTTTAGTTGCATCTGTTAAATAATGGTTTCCGTAGTAACCACCTGTTATAGGATCTTGTACACCAGTTGTTGCTAATGTTAATCCGTCAAATGTATTGTCTCTATAAAAATAGGTGTTAGCCCATTTAGATGTACTTGTACCAGCTGCTGGTTTAAGAATTACACGTCTAAACTCGTCACCTTTAATTGACACGTTAGCAGGAATTTTAATTGGAAATTGTTCTTCGTATATTCCTGATTCTATTCTGATGCTAATTTGTTGATCTTTAATAAAGTTACCAAATTCAATTTCTTCGCCTACTACAAATTCTACTGGTTCTAATAGTTGCATTTCAGCAGTATCTTCACTGGCAGCATTATGTATTTCAACAATGCGTCCCAAAGCGCCACTTTCTTTGCCTCGTATAACTTTACCTGCTCGTAGATCTAAATTAGCAGGATTTGCTTGATCTAAGTATCCTTGTCCACCGTTGTCGACGACAATACTATAAGTACTTCCTTCAACTAGCGGGCCTGTACTTTCTAAGCCTGGAGGATTACCTTGCTGATCGCCTTCGATTATGTCTAGTATTTTTTCAAATCTTGCAAGTACGGCGCCTCTTGCAGTTGCATTAGCAGGGTTTGCAAGAACTGTTTGTGTTCTATTATTTCCCACTGTAACAGGATGTAATTCGTTTTGTAGTATTCTATTAACTACTAACTTAGCATGACGTATTGCACTGCCAGTTTCTGTTAGTTGAGTAGAAATTGCTTTTCTGCCGCTTGGACTACTAAAATATCTTAAGCCTGCTTGTATAGTTAAGAAGTTTGTTACACTACCACTTTCTACGTCTAACTTAATACTATCAACCATTAAGCCTACATCACGAGCACAAATAGTTGTGTCGTATACAAAGTCTGGGAATGTAGCATTTACATAAGCAACAACTTCTTCAATGATAAAATTTCTGTTGTCGGTCAACAGTGCAAACATATTAGTATAACCAGAACCGTTAGTCAATCCTTTTGCAGTAATCAATGCAGGCGCTATTGTATTATATGTGATGGTCTGCATATACGGACCTGTTGTTGGTCTCGTAGTTGCTATTAGTTCTTCTGCTAGTTCTGCAGCTTTGTTAACAGATCTAAATGCAGTACTTGGCGAACGTCCTCTTTTTTCATAAGATGTTGTTGCCTGTACATCACTGCCTTGTGTACTAACAAAGATATTAGTTGTGCTTGCAAAACTGGTATTATCAACATAGAACTTAGTTGCTGCTTGATAGTCTTCCTCAACTCCGGAATCTACCCCGCCAAAACTACCTGGATGATCGTTTAGGTATAAATTACCAGTCATTTTGTCGCCACTGCGTTTTACTGCATGCTTGCGAGGTAATGCTTCGTCATCTAAATAGTAACCTGGAATATTAGAGTCGTACTTAGAATTAGTTATTGTACCAGTAGTTAATGTTAATGCAGCGTTGCCGGCTAGTGCGTTTATTTCACTTGCAAACAGACGTAGTGTATTTTTATCAACAACTTTAATATAGTATGTATCACCGTCTATTAATCCTTCAGCACTAGTACCGTCAAATACATATGCTTCACCGTTATTACCAGTGTTTAATCCGTGTGCTGTTACAGTTGCATCAACTCCGCTAACTGCTGAAATAGTTAATGTGTATTCTGTAGCATCCGACGGCTCGTCTCTAATTGGAATTGGTTTACCGGTATTTGCATAGTTTTGATCAGCATATGCTTTGTCAATAACTAAATCATCTGTGGTTATTGCGTTACTTGTACCTGTTAGACTGTGAGTGTTATTAAATTGTGTAGCAGTTTCATCTGTGACTGGAGCTAGTCTTGCTACTGAAAATAATCCTATGCCATCTAAGTCGCCGCCTAGGGCTGGCTGGATATCGTTTGATACTGCTGCACCTTGGTTTATAATTCTAATCTTATTAGGATCAGTAGTGTAGTCAATTATTAATCCTATGCCTTCTAACGATTTTAGTAGCATCGAGCTACCGTCACTACTTGATATAGCAACTAGGTTACCATCACCGCCAGCATCGACTAAACTATTAGGTGTATCACTAAGCGAACTAAACCCAATTTGGCCGCCTTGTCCGAAGACAGCATACAACTCTTGAAAGTTTTCGTTTGACTTACTAAATGCTTCACGGATACTATCACCAGTTCCGTCATTGCCCTCTACACCGATATTAACTACTTGTCTAGTCATTTAATTTGCTCCGTTAAATTGCTGGTGTTGCCAGCTTATCCATATCAAAATTTACACTAACTCCACAGCCGCATGCTGATTTTGCGTTAGGATTTCTTATCTCAAAATTTGCCCCCACAATAGATTTTACATAATCTACTTCAGTGCCAAACAAAAACATCATACTATGTCCGCCTACTACGAACTTACCTTCGCCGGCATCTATAACTAGATCCTTTGCTTCGATGCCTTCTGCTGTAGGAATTATTCCCCAGTCGTATTCAAAACCTGCGCAGCCACCGCCCTTAAGGTTTAAGCTGATTGCATAATAGTTATTTTCTACACAAAGTGTATTAATTTGCTGTTTAGCTGCGTCTGTAAGTGTACAAATACTCATTTATTATCCTTGTTCTAGTGTATTTATCGATACATTTTATAATCTTAATGTAAATATACTTATGTTCATAAGAGAATTTCAAAGAGAGACCCGGCACTCCCGTAAATCAAAATGTGGAAATCTACACGAGTATGTGCGTAGCTGTACTTGTGTCGTACTTCGTTGCGATAACTGCGATACGGAGTTTGTAAGATTGCGCGGAAGCATGGATCCAAAGCGCATTAGCAACAATTACTTTCACGTATGTAAGACCTGTGATAGTAAAATATTTGCTCAAAAGAAGGGAGTAGAAAAGAAGCAGATATGGAACATACCTGCTTCTAGTGAGTTAGATATTAGTAAATTGTAACTATTCTTTTTTCCAGATAGTCCAAGCGCCATAAAAAATTGCAGCATATGCAATTAAATCTACTGGCACTAAAATCATTGCAATACCTGTTGCAATTAAAACAGCGCCATCAAGCGATGTTCGTTCAGTCATTCTTTTCATAATCCAGTTAATCATTTCCTATTCTCCTTACATGTTTTTCTAAAGTTGTTAATCTTGCTTCTGTGGTGCGCAATTTATCTTCTAATCCTTGTACATATTTTTGCGAAGGGACCTTGTGTTCAGTACCGTCCTCACCTAAAATAGACATCATGTCTGCGCCTTGACCGCGAAGTCCTCCTAATACTCGATTAGGGTTCTTATCCGAAGACCGGCTCTGCTGCGGTTGGCTGCTCCTGCCGTACATATTGTTTAGATAACTCATTGTCTTTTCCTTTGTAGTATTTATACAGCTCAATGCTGGCTAAGTTCTTGCATTTTGATTCGCACATGATATCTGTGTAGGGTAAGAAACTTAGTGCCCAGTCATTTACAGCTTGATTAGGATACCAATCACTGTGCGCACGTAGTTTTGCTTTCTTGTAGCCTTGCTCAAACAACACTGGCATATCGGGCAAAGCATTGTCAATGTGTCCTACATACTCTGCACGACTGTAGCTGTAGTGAATTGCAGGACGTACACCACGCCAGCTGTCAATTACACGTTTAAATCTATCGTCGGTGGGCTGTATGTATTCACCTTCACGGCACCAGTGATGGTGTATGTCAAGCACGAGTGCGACATGTTTTTCGAGTTCAAGACTGCTGTCGAGTCCCCATTTGTTTTCGTCGTTTTCGATGGTAATACAGTTTCGGGCTTCTCTAGACAATTTTGGAAGTGCATTGATAATACCGGCTGGACCTTGTCTACCACTAATGTGGACATTACACTTGAAGTCTTGCCACTTTTGACCATACCCCATCCACCTGATGATATCCGTGTGATACTCAAACTCCTCTATACTACGCTCAACAATATCAGCGTCATCACTAGCAAGAACAGTAAACTGGCCAGGATGCATAGACAAACGTACATCAAGCCTACGAGCAGTCTCGCCCACCTTGGCAAACTCTCTTTCACAATAGGCAATAACGTCTGGTAGTCGCCAGTAGTACCGCCAATCCTGCTGAGTGTAAACAGGAAGACAATCGCTGCCGAGTCTAACCATTCTAAGGCCTTGTGGTAAGCTACCGACATATTCAATCAATCTCCTATATGCATCAATGTTATGCACCATAATGTCCCACAAGCGTTGCTCTGCGATTTCGCGAGTTTGACGGTTAAGCCATTGTACTGTAGTTGACTTAGTATTTAGTGGCCGCTGAATTTCTTCTAGAAGTTTTTTAGGTTGAGTTTGATCTGGGTGCATGTACTTGCATGCAAAGCCAATACGCTCATAAGTCGAACATGTCATATTTTTTACCTTGTGCCTTAAGTTCTTGCCAATTAGTAGGATATCTGTAATCACCGTTAAGTAAATGTGTACCTGAGTTGTGTAGTGCGTATTGCCAGCTAGCCCACCAACCGTATTCTGGGCTCAGCTTTTTGTACCATCTTACAAATAGTATAACACGCTTTTTAATGTTTGTCAACGCCAATTGTCTACCACCCATGGATCTCTACATTCGTTAGGATTTGGATCGCCGTGAAATACTGCAATACTAGTTTCAGGCAATACCACAGGCTCACCTATATCTTTGAAGTTTCGTTTTCCATTTATTCTAACCATTTCAGGCTTGCCACGCATTTCCCATTTGTAACTCTGTACCCACTCATCTGGCCAAAACTTAAAGTTGTCTTTTATTTTAGCATACATCCAATCTTGATCACCGTGGAATCTTCTTGCACCGTGAGGATTCTTAATAAACTCGTCATACACGTGAGCGTGCTGTCCTGTATTCAATCTAAACACACTAGAATTCATTCGATCCCATCCAGGTCGCTGATGTCTATTAAAATCTCTAATAATGCAAAATTCAGTTGGTTTATACGTAAAAAATTTATCTAAATTATTGCAGATTACAACATCTAAATCTAGGTATAATATTGTACCATCAACTCCTAGATTTGGATTAAAGAAATATGGCTTATACCACCATCCTGTAATTCTAGAATCTAAATGCAACGGTATAATTTTAATTCCGTCGTTTATACCTTGAGGGTGTTCGGTTAAACACACAAATTCATGATCAACAGTTAGATGTCTGTTGACCATGCTGTGAAGTCTATTTACATATTCGGCGCCGTACTTAGCACCGTGTTTTAAACAGACAACATAATTCATTCAGCAAACGATACCCGCTGTACCGTAAATGGTGTGTAGATTGCTGAGTTAGCACCGTGCTCTGAACACTCTGCTGATTCACACCAGCAACGTCCACCGGACATTTCTTTAACTAATGCATCTGCAAAACGCCATGCATGTTCTGCAAACTTTTCTACACCAACGCCGTCCATTACTCTAACCTCTGCTAAACCCATTGCTTCAAGTTCTGAAAATTTATACAAGAACGGATCTTCACGATCAATTACAGTCTTGTGATCAAAACTATCTTCGAGCCAAGCCTTCAAAGGTTTAAGTCCGCCAAAGTCTACTGCCCAGTTTTTGTTGTCTAATTCTTTACAACCAAATGTAAATTTAAATGCCAAACTGTAGCCATGTAGCAAATGACAGTGTGAATGATCTGCGTTGGGTTGACGGAACACTGCACTAAGCCCAATTTGATGTCCGTATGTTTTTGTCGAATAGTAAGCCATTTTATACTCCTAAGTTAATGGAGTGTGCGGAATGTTTATAGTGGGTCGAACACAAAGTCCACTTTAGTAACTATTATATTACAAACTACTTATCTTGTCAACCGTTACGTTAGTATAATTCCAGGCTTTTGGTAATTCAAACGCATCATTATGTACAACAA